AACATATAGATGACCTCCAGTATTCTGTATGGTCTATCTAAAGTTGGATTCTTTCGGCGACCGTGATAATTGGAGTCCGGTTTTAGTCTGGATGGTTATGAACAAGACAAATAATCTTAAAGCAGGAAAGCCGACCGACAAGAAGGCTCTGAGTGAATGGAGGCGTAGGCTCAAGAAGCAGAGGGCTGTCAGGCGTGAAACAGACGACCAGTACAAACCGCGTCCTATGACGGACGCAACGTCTTAAATAAGAACGATGTTGTTTTGATGTCAAGACAATTCAGAGATTGACATAATTTATTTTAAATGGTAAAAGCTCTGAAAATGAAAAGTCAGAGCGCGTTTCTTCGCCGTCAAAACGTATGTAAGAGCTTTTGGAGATCGAAGGCGTGAAGTTTATTAAGCGAAAGGCCGGGAAGCATTGTGAGTTTCAGATTGAGGGGTGATTTTATGAACGAGATTATATTAACTTTTCCTCTTGATCTTTTATTTTTATTCTTTATAATAGCAATGACAGTTTTAATACTATCACACGTTTGGAGGTAATTATGCCAGCCGGTCGCCCATCTAAATACACGCCGGAGCTTTTGAAAAAGGCGCATGAATACGCTGATGGAGCATGGCAAACTGACGACGCTGTGCCGATGATTGTTGGCCTTGCTCTGCATTGCGACATATCAAAACAGCGCGTTTATGAGTGGATGAAAGACGATGATAAAGCAGAATTTCGTGACATCGCCTTGAAGGTCGAGCAAATGCAGGAGCGTTATCTTTCAAAGGGCGGGCTTTCAAACACGTTTAACGCCAACATTACCAAGCTCCTTTTGAGCAAGCATGGATACAGCGACAAGCAGGAGGTTGACCACACCACGGGGGGCGAAAAGATTTCAGAGCTTAAAATCAAAATGGTTTAATATCATGGCATTAGCCGAACTAGAGCTACCTAAATGGGCGAATGTTCTCCTAAACGAGACGGCTGATTACAAGGTGATCCACGGGGGGCGTGGCTCTGCTAAGTCATGGACAGCCGCAATGTGCCTAGCGATCAAGTCCATGCAATCAAAGATATTTATCCTATGCACCCGCGAAGTACAGCTCTCTATAGCAGATTCAAGCAAGCGCACAATTGAAAAGCAGATAGAAACGCTAGGCGCACAGGGAGAGTTCGCCACAACGCTCACAAGCATCATTCATAAAGGCACAGGGTCAGAGTTCAGATTTAGGGGGCTTAACGACATACGGTCATTTGAGGGTGTAGACGTTGTTTGGATCGAAGAAGCTCAGAGCGTATCACAGAAAAGCCTAACCGACCTACTCCCTACCATTCGCGGCGAAGGTTCTGAGATGTGGCTTACAATGAACCGCCAACAAGAGTCAGACCCTGTAGATATGCTGTTTTTACAGGGTAGCACGCCGCCTAATACGATTGTCCGAAGGGTGAACTTTGATGAAAACCCGTGGTTTCCGGCGCGTCTTATTGCCCTAATGGATTGGGATAAGCAAAACGATTATGACAAGTACCGCCACGTATGGCTAGGTGAGCCGGTACAACACTCAGAAGCACAGGTGTTCAGCGGCAGGTGGCGTTCCGAGCCCGTTCCCGCCCCAGAGGATAACACCCGCTTTTATTTTGGGGCAGACTGGGGCTTTGCTAACGACCCGACAACGCTAATACGGTGTTGGATAGATGGGCGGCGACTTTACATAGACAGGGCGGTTGGAGGGGTAGGTGTAGAGATAGACCGCACACCACAGCTATTCTTGCAGGTAGAAGGCTCTCAAAGATGGCCTATTACCGCAGACTGTGCTCGACCGGAGACAATCAGCTATATGAATCGCAAGGGTTTTCGATGCCAGCCAAGCAAGAAGGGCAAGGATAGTATAGAGGATGGAATAGCTTTTCTTCGGCAGTTTGACATCATTGTATCGCCAGAATTGACGGAAGTTGCAGATGAGTTTGCACTCTATAGCTATAAGATCGACAAGAAAACAGATGCTATCACGCCGCTAATCGAGGACAAGCACAATCACTATATTGACGCATTGCGTTATGCTCTTGAGGAGTTAATGAGAAGAGATCGCAACGGCGCAAGCGGATTTTTGCAGGTAGCATAGAAAGGAAAGTATGTACTTAAAAGGCATTGTAAATATAGGTCTTCCAATCGGCATTACGATCACCAACCCAAGGGGTGCATATAAGCGAGGTTTTGAGGGACGAAAGGTAGACGTGTATCAATACCTAGAGGCTCACAGCGGAGAATATAACGATGAGGAAAAGAAGATGATAAACGATCCCTATGCTGACGGGTGGGCGTGGCGCACTTCGGGGCAGAGGCTTAAAGATTATGAGCCAAGCCGATGGTTAAGCGCGAAAAACAAAGCAGAGACCGCCGGTCTTTTTAAGATGGGGTTCAAAGATGCGGGGGAGTTGACATGAGTAAGACGCGAAGGAAGCACGTTGTTAAGGGCGTATCGCCAGAAGGAGACGACTACGAGTTCACCGGTTGCGGGTGGGGGGTAGTGGGTAGGGGAAAGCGGTATGACCGTCACGATGCAGACATGACGGCCTTTGACGCTAACTGCGAGGGGGGCGACTGGGCGGCGTGGCGGGAGGAGGCAAAACCAATTTGACAGACTCGGCATTATAATGCTATCTATATCTAATCTAAATAAGGAAACACTTTATGGCAGATTACACGGCGATTAACCAACGTGAAGGACTGTTCTCTAAAATACGAGGTCGTACTTCAATCAAATCAAAAAAAACAGTTGCGTCGAGTGATCTGCCGCTTGAATTAACACGTTGCAATCACATCTACGCTGAACGTGAAAGGCAGATGTGTATTAATGTGCTGGCTATGTCGGGCGGGCGTGAGTACGTGCGTCGGCAGCTATCCCGCTTCTCTGGTGAGTCTAAAATCGACTGGGAGGGCGGAGTGCGTCCTGACGGGATTACGGTGACGGGCCGCAGACAGCAGAGCCATTGTTTCCCGTATCCCCGCAGGATTGCAGACAAAATCAATCAGTATGTATTTTCGACAGAGCCAGAACGGGAAGGAATTGATGCCACAATAAGGGATGATGCTTCCGCAGACGGTAAGAGCATAAACGATTTAATGCGTATTGCCGACGATTGGCTAACCTCCTGCGGGTGGTGTTGGTTGGGTATTGATGCCCCTACGAAAGTTGGTCAGGTGTCGCAAGCTCAGAAGAAATCGGAGAAGATCCGCCCATACATACAGATTTACAGCCCCCTCGCCGTGAAAGATTGGAAGTTCTTGGCAACAGGCGGGTTAGAATGGCTAATTACCGAGAGCGAACACTATGAAAGCTCTACACCAGACGCTGAAGACATGAAATTTACTATTCGACGCATCTGGACTCAGGGGCAGGTTCGCACGGTTAAGATGGCTGAGGATGATAAGGGCGAGATGAAGGTAATTTCAGACGAGGATACTCCGATCAACTATCAGGGTGTTCCATTTGTATTAGTTGGTAGCATCTCAGAAGAGGGCCACTCCTTTGATGACATTGAGAGTGTCAATCGAACTATCATGGACTTAGAAAGCGTGAATCGCGCCAACTTCTTCAAGCAATGCTATCCACAGCCAGTCCTTCCCGTCTCTTGCGTGAAGAACGCACAAGATGCTTACGGAGCAGACGGGTTGGGGGTGACCGAGTTAATTGTTGGCATGAACTATCCGATTCTCATATCAAAAGACGACCCGGCCCCATTTCTGATGACACCTAATGCCAGTGACATGGGGGCAATTCGCACAGAGCTTGAGAGTCTTAAGCGTAATATGTTCGATTGCGTGGGGCTGATGTTGCAGAACGAATCAAAGCAGGTGGCGAGCGCGGAAGCCAAGGCATGGGACTTCCAAGACATTGCACAAGTCATGTCGGCAAGAGCAGCTATCCTAGAAGATGCTGAGAACAAAGCCGCCACGATTATGAACGCATGGGATAGCTCAATCACGCTATGGACGGCTGTTTATAACCGCGACTTTGATGTAGGTGACTTCAATCAAGAGATGCAAGCCCTGATTCTTACCGTGAACACCGCAATGCCTGCTGAGATGTACCGTATGGTGCTTACCAAGATTCTGGGCCGCATGGACAGGTTGGGCGCGGCACTTACAAAAGACCAACGCAAAGTGATTGAAGACGCAATTGGTGAATACGAACCGAATGCGATAAGCGTCAACTCATTTGAAGATTTACAGGCTACACCCTAGCCATGATAGGGCGATTCGGCACGCTACAGCCGTTGAAGTAGTGCTAGGCGATGACTGCCTTAAAGGTCAGGGAGAGACACATGAAGAAGGAAGATAAAATAGCAAAGTTGAAAGAAGCAGGGCTGGACGACGAAGCGATTGCGGCGATTATGGATGGCGACGATGGCGCAAGCGAAATTGCATCCTTAAAAGCCAAGATTGTGGAATCGGAAAGTAAGGCTGGCGGCATTCTTGGAGACAAAAAGAAGTATCAGGCAAAAGCAGACGAACTACAGGCAAAACTCGACGAGTTAGAGGGAAAAGACCTTGGCGAGGCGGGCAAGCTGAAGCTCGAAATGGAGCGCATGAAGTCGCGGATGGAAGCAACCGACAAAGCGAAAGCCGATCTGGAAGCAACCTACGAAACCGAAAAGCGGTCTGCCGAGATGGGGAAGATAGCTCAGAGGCTTAAATTCCTTGATACCGTCCCTGAAGATACACGCCAGTTGCTAGTTTCAACCGAACTTAAAGACCTTGAGGATCTGGGCAACACCGTCCTTGTGGACGAACGCCTTAAAGCCGTGTCTCTTAAATATAGTGGATTGCTGGCGGCTGATGTGGCTAACGGTGCTGGGTCAAAAGCAGGACAATCAACCAATACGAGTAATCGCTCGAATGAACAAGTAATTAACAAACCGCTTTCAGAAATTGCCAAAGACCCACTCGCATACGTCTTGGCGGCGGCTGAGGCAACAGGAGAATAATCATGGCTATTAGCACAAAAACACTCGCAGATATCACTCCAGAAGTATGGCGCAATGTCGTACTTGCTGGACTACGCAATGACCTCGTAGGGGAACTTGTATGTAATAAGAACTTCAAGCAGGAGTTTTGGGGCAAAGGTGACGTACTCAACATTATGAGCATGGGAACCTTGACTGACACCCAGTATGGCGATGCAAACATCACCTACGAAGCATTGACCGACAGCAAGCTACAGCTTACCATCGACCAAGAGCAGTATGTGGCCTTCAAAGATGAAGATGCCGAACGCAACAACATCTCTGTTGAATACATGACTGAAATCATGCTAGACAAATCCTACCAGTTGGGCGACTTCTGGGATAATCTAATTATGGATGAATATACAGAAGCCGGACTCGACAGCTACTCAACTGGAACGACTCCGTGGCAGATTACGGCGACTACTGCCGCGAACATCCCTGCGTTGATGGGTGCGCTCAAGCGTCAGCTTAAAAAGGCGAAAGCTCCTAAAGGCGCGATCTACCTTATTGCGCCGCCTGAAATCGAAGAAGCGATTACGCTGTATTACGGCGCAAAAGGCCCAGCTTCCGCTTTGTCGGACGCATACGTTCAGAACGCTAACTTCGTGGGCAAATTCTTCGGCGTGAACTTGTTTACCTCGAATAACTGCACTACCGGGGCGAGTGTTACTCACGGTCTGGCTGGCATAATGGGCACTTCGATTGCTCTTGCTAACGACATCATCACGGACGAAAAACTTCGTCTCGAAGGTCGAATCGCAAGTGGTTATCGCACGTTGTCCATCGGTGGAGTTAAAACCTACCGCGCAGCTATTAGTATCGACGTGAATATCGACGAAACCGTAATCGCAACAACCTAGCCGAATCGGGGCGGGACTTCCACCGCCCA